GGTGTAGGCACACGACGAGAGGTCCGGCGCGCCCTTCGCCGAAGCTAGGCGCGCTAATTCGAATCGGTACTGCTGGCCTCCGTTTTAGGCCACGGTGGGCTGGGCACGTATTGCTCACTGAGCCGCTGTGCTGGTGGAGCGCCTTCATCTCAGGCATCCAGCAGGGAGCGGGTTCGCGCGTCTCGGTTGGCGCTGCTTCCAGATACAGCAGCGCGTCGATCCGGCCTGGTTCCATAGCCAGGCGTGGGGCGGGGCTCACCCGCCGATCAGCAGTCGGTTTATCCACCATCGCTCAGGCCAAGGCCTGTCGGGACTGCGGTGGGGTCGGAGTTGTTAAAGAACAGGCCCGGTGGGCTGGGCGGCCAGTGGTGGCTGGCGATGAGCAAACATTAGCAGTGCTGTTATTACCAGTCAACAGCAGTGCTGATATTTATTCGGACGCCCATAAAAAAGCCCGCAATCAGCGGGCTCGGTACTTTTGGCTCAGATCACTCCTCAATCGGCGCCTTTCGCCAATCGATGTCCACGCCGGCTGCATCGGCCTGGACGGTCACGCCTTCAGTCTCACGCAGGTCATCCAGCATCCGGCCCCAGTCGTCATCGTTGTCGGAGTCCAACCGATCGACGCGGCAGGACTGATTTTTCTGGGAGATGGGTGATGCGACGTGCGCCTGGAAGCGATTGCGCAGGCGGTCGAAAGGGGTGGTAGTGGGCTGCTTGGACTTGCGGGACATGAAGTCGCTCCTACTGTATTGCTGTTCAAATATACAGTAGTTAAGCGAAGCGGTATCCGCAAGGCGCTATTCGTCGGACAAATCATTGGCGATAAAAAGCCCGCTCGACGGCGGGCTCATGGCGGGGGCAGGGTTATTTGCAGTTGGCGTATTCCCAGGCGTCATCGCCGAACTGAGCATCGACGATCTCCGTCTTGATGATCGCCGCGGAGTAGCGGGTGAAGCCGTTGTAGCCTCCCATGCGGTTCTTGGCGTTCACCTCACCGCACACATAGAAACCGCCTTTGGCCTTCACGCCGGGCTCCGCCTCGGTCACGCGGTCATTGCGAAACTGCGCCGAGTCAGGGTCGTTCAGCTTCTCCTTCACGGCCTTGCGTGCCAGCTCGATCTTGCTGCTGTCGCTGTCACCGCAGCCGGCCAGCAGTAGGGCGCCGATCAGGCAGGCAATAGGGGTCATTCGCATACTGCAACTCCATGTCATCTGAGCCTTGATTCTAGCGGCTGAGCGGGGAAGGAGAGCGCAAAGTGACGGGCTGCACAGAATCATGGCTGATCGGGCGTATCATGGCGCCCGCACAAGATCAGGAGACGCGCAATGCCCCACAACCTCGCGAATCGATCAGCGGACGAGCGTCGCGCGATCGAAGACCACAAGGCTGAGACTTTCGCCTTTTGGCAGGAAAACAAGGACCGAGCGAACGGCGATGCCGCGCGGATCTTCGGAGCGATGGAGAAGAAGGGGAAAGCGTGGGCAGAGCGGGAGCTTGCGGCGTTGGAGCCTAGGCAGTACCAGGGCATGGTGCGGGCCGAGATCAATCGGCTGCAGAGCGGGAAGCCGCGGGAGTAGGGTGGATACAGAAAGCCAGGCGCAGGGCCGGGCTCGGGTCACCTGTTCACAGGTATCACTGGAGGAGGAGATGTTGCTTCCTTACCGGCCTGGAAGGCGCCAAGCATATTGGATGTCAAGGTGGCGTTGAAGCTTGCTACTCCAATGACGATCGCGAGCACGGCCGATATGGCGGTAACCACTATCGTCAGCTTGAGATTTTTGAAATCCTTCCGGTACTCGGCATGGTCATCTTCAAACGTCTTGAGCCGATGCTCCGTAAGCTTCATCTGCTCCTTCTGGACAGCTATGAAGGAATCGATTTTCGACTCGATGCCTGCGCACCTGCTCTCGATTGAAGCGACGCGCGCGTCCATCCGGAGCTCAATGATCTCCAGCTTGGCATCCAGTTCTTCACGGGTGAGTTCGCTCATGGGGACAGTATTGCGCCTGCGAGGATCGGTGTCATCTTCCAGATTGGGTAGGCTCATCGAGTGTACTGGCCTGATGTTCCTATTCATCCCGCACCTCGTCATCCTTGTTTAACATCATGCCGACGTTGAACATCCTTACATTTCCACATTTGCCGCAGGTGACCGGCATAATCAGGTACACGCTCTCCGACATGTACATTGGGGACGAGAGCACATCGGGCCTACCATTCGGCTGCACGGAGGCTGTCCAGTCATTTGCGCCACACCCTTCGCATGGATTCAATCCACCGCGACTCTCCGCATGCGCAACAAACGTTTCCCACTTGAATGCGGCCAGGCGCCTGACTCGCTCGCTAACTGGCTGCTCTTCGTCGCTCATCCTTCCTCCTAGTCCAGCCATCCGGCGATTTCGCACACAACGGAAGCCACGGCAAACACCGCGATGCCCCAGGCAATCGGCCTAGCCCCATTGCGCCCGCGCCACACATCTTTCCAGAACCTGATCGCATTCATGGGCACCTCCTGTGCCGGTAGGGGTTACAGCTCGCCCCCACGCCACACGACCCGGCCGACGATCTGCAGGTCGCTGCCGTCATCCTTCCGTGGGAACCGATCCGGGAAGGCATCCTTGTCCGGGTTATCGCTGCGCACGACCCAGCTGCCAAATCCGGTGGCAATCAATCGCTTAACGATGACGCCATCGGATGGGCTATTCAGTACGAAGATTTCGTTGTCCTCGGGTTCCTTCCGGGAAAGGTCCACGAGGATCCTGTCCTGGTTGAATATAAAGGGCTGCATGCTGTCGCCGTCGGCCGTGATGATGACCAGGCTCTCAGGCTTGAGGCGGTTCGCCCGAAGCCAGGAACGCTTGAAGGGCCACTGGTCACGGCGCTCGATGTGGGTGTTGACGTAGCCCAGGCCGGCGGCCGCCTTGGCGGTGGTGATTGGGACCAGGTCGAGGGAGTCGTCTTCGCGCGCATCCTCGTCCTCAGGAGATCCTCGACGAATCTCACCAGCCAGCCGCGGGCTCACGGTGGCAGGCTCGAAATCCAAGACCTTGGCAAGCCTGAGTAGAGCCTCCAAGTTCAGTGCCAGCACTCCATTCAGGTACTGGCTAACCGTGCTCTGAGGGGACTTCCACTCGCAGCGCTCACCGACCTCGGTCTGGTTCAGCGCAGGCTTGTCACCTCGGGCGCGAGATTCGCTTACGCGTCGCTGATATATCGCACGCAGGCGTTCAGCCTCTGCTAGCTGCTCTGGCGTAAGCGGTGTTCTGACAGGCTTTTTCATGTGCGCGATTTAGTAGCAGAGCTGATTTTTTAGCAAACAGCACTGCTGTTGATTGATATAAAACAGCAGTGCTAATATGTAATGAAGCAGGCAGAGGTAGTCACTCAATGAGAACCGTATCGCTAGCCGAGTACCTGGAGGGTATCGGCACCCAGGCCGACTTGGCCAAGGCGCTTGGCATCCAGCAAAGCGCGGTCTCCCAGATGGTTCGTGCCAAACGGAACATCACCATCTGCATCCACGCAGACGGCGCTATGACCGCCAGTGAGACGCGCCCCATCCCATCCCGAATCAAACCCACCGCCGCCTAGGAGCAGTAACCCATGGCTTACGCCAACCCATCCGACCGACGTGACAAGCGCCACAAGGTCAGCCTCAACAGCACGCTCAACCGGATCGTCACCCGCTCGGCCGCACGGGCGCAGAAGCAGAACGCCACGTTCCTGCTCGAGTTGATCGAGTGGGCGGTCGAGAACGGTGCCATCGACGAAATCATCGGTACTGACCGTTCGGATGGCGGCGAGTCTAGCGCGGCCTGATGGCCCAAAAGGGGGCCAAATGCCGAGCTACGAAGAGCTGAGCCCAGATGCCCAGCACGCTATCGAGAAGCTATGCAAGGCGAAAGGAATCAGCCGAGACGAGGCCATCAATGAGGTGGTCATCGAAGCGATTGCGATGGGAGGCCTGGCCAAGGCCGGACGACCGAAAGCGTCCGTGTCCCTGATCAACGGCCCGCCGCGAGAGCTGGGACAAACCAGGGACTAATTCGCCCGATTCAGGGCCCGCAAAACGCCTGGCAATCCCAGGCTGGGATTGATCATGCAGTTCACCATAACGATCAACCAGGCGAAGTCGGTCGAATGGGGGCTCAACCCCCAGCAGGCCCTGCTGTTCGCGTTCGTCTACGAGTGCCCGTCCTGGGCCAGGATGATGCGCACCGACGACGGTGAGTTCTACGCCCTGAGCAAGGCGAAGATCATCGAAGAGCTGCCGATCCTGACCGACAAACCCGATACCGCGTATCGCCTGCTCAAGCAGCTGGACGCCATCGGTTTGATCGAGATTTCCCACACCGCGACCATCACCCTGGTTCGCATCACCCGCAAGGGGAAGGAGTGGAATCGCAAGCTGGACGGGTCGGAAAAATATCCGACCTCTACCGCCGCCAAGGTCGGAAAAATATCCGATGTACCTCGGAAAAAAATCCGACCTACCTCGGAAAAAAATCCGACCCACCCTCGGAAAAAAATCCGAGCAGGGTCGGAAAAATCTCCGACAAATCATGAAACCAGTAATCAGGTAACCAGTAATCAGGATACCAGTCAGGATTTGCAGGCCGCCCCTGCTGCGCAGTCTCAGCCAGCTGCGCTTGCCCTGGTGGCGGCTGAGCAGCCGCGCTGCGACATCCCCGCCGACATGCCAGGACCGAAAGACCAGACCTGCAAGACGTTCAAGGTTTGGGCCAACTACGCCATGGCCTACCGCAAGCGCTACGGCCAGTGGCCCGTTTGGAACGGCAAGGTCGGTGGACAGCTCGGCCAACTGATCGAACGCCTTGGCGCCGACGAAGCACCGCGTGTCGCTGCGTACTACCTCAACGTCAACGACGCGCGGGTCGTGCAAGACCTTCACGGTATCGGTCGCCTGCTGCAAAACGCTGAGTCCTACCGGACCCAGTGGGCCACGAATCGGCAGATGACCAGCCAGACCGCCCGCCAGATCGAGAACACCCAGACCAACCTCAACTCGGCGCAAGACGCCGCCGATCAGCTGCGATCCAAGGGGGCCCGCAATGCTTTCCTGTGACGAGCAAGCCCAGCTGGCCGGTGCCATCTGCGCGACCGCCGAAACCCTGGGGCAGACCATCAGTGCCAACGCCGCCGCTCTCATGGCAGAGGACCTGGCGGTCTACCCGGCCCAGCTGATCCGCAACGCTCTACAGGCCTGCCGTCGCGAGCTGACCGGCCGCCTGACCCTGGCCGCCGTGCTCCAGCGCATCGACGCCGCTGACGGTCGCCCCGGAAAGGATGAGGCCTGGTCCATCGCCCTGGCGGCCGCCGACGAGTTCGAGACCGTGGTGATGACCGCCGAGATTCAGCAGGCGATGCCTGCGGCCATGCCGATCCTTGAGGTTGGGGACAAAGTCGGCGCCCGGATGGCCTTCCTGTCCGCCTACGAGCGACTCGTGCAGCAGGCAAGGGCGGCGGCCAGCCCGGTCAGCTGGACTGTCTCCATCGGCTATGACGCCCAGCGCCGCATCCAGGCCGTGGAGCAGGCCGAGCGCATGGGGCGCATCACTCCAGCTATCGCCCAGGAACACCGCCTGCGTCTGGCGCACGACGCGCCGACCGGGGACGGCCTGGCCATCGCCGGGCTGATCACTGGCAATGGCTCAGCGCCCACCGTGGACGTCAAGGCCAAGCTCGACGAGATTCGGGACGACCTGAGGAAGGCACGAGCGGAGAAAGACCGCCGCCGCCAGGAGAGCGTCCAGCGGATTACCGATGACCTGAAGGCGCGGGTCGACCAACAGATGGAAGCGGTCCGCCAGCATCAAGAGGGTAAGCGATGAATCAGTTCGCCGCGGTGGAGTTCGTGGTGCCCGGCAAGCCCATCGGCAAGGGCCGCCCGCGCATCGGCAAGGTCGGCACCCATGCCCGCATGTTCACGCCCGAGAAGACCAAGAGCTACGAGGGCCTGATCGCCCACGCCGGGCAGCTCGCCATGGCCGGCCGGGATCTGATCCCACACCCGGTCATGGTCGAGCTGCAGATCCTGCTG